TACTTCTATGTCAGAGAACCTAGAGCCTGAACAAGTAACTTATATTATGAATAAAGCATTAACTGTTCAGCAAAGTGCAGTGCAAAAACATGGTGGTATGGTAGATAAATATATAGGTGATGCAATGATGGCAATATTTAATGCACCTTTAGACCTACCAGCACATGAAAATAAAGCTATAGATTGTGCTGTGGATATGCAGCGTGATATGGAAAGTTTAAACGATGAGTTAGTGGACCGGGGTATACCGGGTGTTGCTATAGGTATTGGAATAAATACAGGCTACGCAGTTATTGGAAACATGGGTAGCGAGCAAAGGTTTGACTATACAGCGATAGGTGATGCTGTAAATGTAGGTGCTAGATTAGAAAGTGGCACAAAAGATGCTGGTGTTGATATACTTATAGGGTATGACACTGCTATTAAGAGTGATTACATATTAAAAAAACTAGAACCTTTAGAAGTAAAAGGTAAGGAGAAACCGCTAGATGTTTACACACTTTAGAAATTCGCTTCGCCCGCAGCTGCTGCTGAATTATGATGTTTAAAATTAGTGTCGGACTCGCAATCGCTTTGGTTATGTCTGGTATATGGATATGGAGTTTAAACGGCACGATAAGCCAGCTTCAGGCAAACCAGATAGTTTTAGAAACTGAAGTCACCAGACAGAACGAACAAATAAAAAAGAACTTGGAACAACAAGCACAGACTTATGCGCAGATAGACAGTCTTACTAAGAAGAATCAGGAGTCCATGCGTGAAGTAAACGCACTCAAGCAGACATTCGCTAAGCATGACTTGGATAATCTTGCCCTAGCAAAACCTAAGATGATTGAAACTAGAGTCAACAGAGCGAGCAAAAGGGTGTTCGATGATTTAGTTAGTATAACTAACCCAAACCAATTTGATAAAACAGATGAAGAAACTAGCAATACTGATTAGCTTTTGCCTGTTGGCAAGCGGATGTACGTTGATGAGACAGGCAGTCAAGCCTATAGAAGTAGTCAACATAGAAGAAAGACCGCCCATGTTTCACCCACCATTGCCTGTGGAAATGCAGATGGTAGAGTTTGATTGGGAGGTTCTAACGCCCGAAATCATGCAAGAGTACCTCGCCCTTGTCGAAGAAGGTAAAGCACCTAGACAGGCTTATTATGCGCTTACAACGAAGGATTATGAGAACATCAGCAACAACATGGCTGAGATAAAGAGATACACAAGGGATATACTTGCCATCGTAGAATACTACAGAGACTTAGACGAGTAGTCTAAGCCTTGTCAAAGATATCTTTAATGCCTAATGCCCTTCTTGATTTGGGGTCAGTTACCGAGGTAGATACGTTGTAAGGATTTGACATTTTATATTTAGCATCCAAAAAGTTTCGTACCTTTTCTGAATATCCTAGAGTATCATCCCAAGCATCACTCTTTCTTTCTCTTTGTAGTTCTTCTTTTTCTTGATGTGCGAGGTATGCGTATGCCTCATCAGGTGCTGATACTGTACTCATAAATACTTCTCCGGCACTTGTTATCGCACTTGTTGTAAGAGGATACCAAGACGACCTTAAAAGAGGTGCGGTGGATGTACTCAAAGTGATATGTTCTTTTAGCCTTTTGCAATTAGCACATTCATCTTTCTTTATATATTGTCTGCGACTTATATTTCCTAGTTCAAAGATATGCCTTTCATTGGTTTCTTTATCTTTGCCTTTACTGTTGAACAAAGGCTGATACCTATCTATCAATACCGCCTCCCAATACTTACGTCTATGTTCTGCGCATGGCAATATTCTTATCGTATCAAATCTTTTTTTTGTATCTTTTACGTGTGCGCCTAGACGACTGTAAGGATTCTTACTTTCACCAACGTAAACTACAACCCCTTCAAGTATCAGGATATAAACGGCAGACTCAATTACGTTTAAACATTGCCTTCTAATAGTTACTTTGTTCTCCATATTCTGTAACCTTCGGGCGAAGGTTCTTCGGTTCTTCTTACTGTTACTCCCCAACCTAAACGCATCATTGAATGTCTGTATCTTGCTGAATCTTTTTTTGTGTTGACCCATATAGAATCACCCACTTCCATTTTCTCAATGTCCTTTCTAGTTTGTGACCTTGCTCTTTGTATTGGTATATCTTTATCTATTTTCATTTATCTTCCTACTGCTTGCATAAATTCGTTTATATGCTCAGTTAATTTTGTTTGTCCTTCTTTGTTTTCTTTTAAATCTTTACGACTCAAAACACCACAGACATTTCTGATTACCTCAGATGCATATGTCTCATCGTTTTCTTCTGACTCATCCACAGAGTACAACTGACTCCATCGTTCAGAGTTTAAACGTACCCAACTTACGTAGCTGGGGTCACGGCATATCAAACATGCTCGTTTAAATGCACGTTCTCCTATGGTTACTTCTTCCGGTATCACAGGATAATCAGTTTCATCTTCCATCCTGACAATACCCAACATGTATCTAGCACCTATAGCACTCACAGATAATTCTTGCGTTAATAACTTAGGCACATCATCAGGATGTATGAGGAAAGAAACTACTGTACCCTCCCTCGTCTGCCTGTATGCGTGTTTCTTTGCCTCAACACCTTGTAAGGCTTTCTCAAGTACATCTTTACTTACTGTCACATTGCACTCCTATATGTAAATGATTTCAAAACGTATCTCTTGGACTGTATCAAGCCAAAAGAACACCACGTAAACAAACAAAGATGCTATTGCTAAAGCTATAGTAACCTTGATAGACGTTCTCCATTTATCTTTAACTAAGTCTATGGCTCTGTCCATAAACTTAAATACTCTGTCTCTTTTTCTAATCTGTTTTTTTGGTCTACCCATTAGCTTTTCTCCTTTATAAATTCGTTGTAAGGCTCTATTACCATTGGTTCTCTCTTCACAATTACTTCTTCATACTTCTCTTCTTCTATACAGTTTTGTGGATTCACATCCATCTGATAGCTTGCTTGTCTTTGAGCCTCTTCAAGAGACTTAGTTTTGATATGGTAATAACCAATTACTTTTCTCTCTGCTCTAATCACATAAGTTTTCATAACCATAATCCTATCTCCAATTCGTTAATGTCATGCAACACATCATCAGGCAAGAAATAAGCGTGTCTGTTTGTGCCTTGTGGGTCACTCCAATACTGCTTATCCTTGCCATCAGCACCCATAATCCACCCCTTAATATAAAAATCAGGGGGGTCTGCATACACAAGAACGTAAGGTCTGTCGTCCTTATCATCATCATGTAGTATCAATCTTTTCTTACTATGGTCTACTGTTCTCACTTGTAACTTCTGTACATCATCAGCCTGATAATCACCAAGCGAGCCACTCCACCACAAGCCACCCCACTTAGCCACACAAGCCTCGCCCATAGTTCCATATATATTTATCGCCCATGCGGTCATGTCTTTAGGCGCACCATACTTAGGTGTGCGATTGTCTCGTAGGTTTTGCACCATGCGCATGAGTCCTTGTTGTCCGGCAGTTAACATTTCTGCCGGTGTCAATGTAACTTTTATTTCTCGTTGAACTCTTTCCATTTTTCATTCACCCACTCCAAAGGGTCTACTCCTTCCATCGCCCACCATCTGCTCTCATTACCATGAGCATGTAGTAGGCGATGATGTTCTTCGCAAAGCGGTACTGCAAATTGGTCGCCTGTTCGCCTCATTCCACGTGAGCCTTCCATGATATGTGTAAGGTGATGCGCTTGCGAAGGTCTACTGCAAATCAAACATCCATGTGAACGCACAAAAGTTAGATACTTCTGTGAACGTATCTTGTCCGCCCAATCGTTAGAAGGGGATGTCATCGTCAGAAGGTTTAAACGATGTGTCACTACCTACAGGTGTGTTTTGTGTGCCTGTGGTGTTCTGTGATTGATAGCCAACATCAGGTGGTTTAGGTGTTCCTGAGAAGTATTTCCTACCTTCTTTAGAAACTTTCTCCCAACTGTTTGCCTCTAACTCTTCACCATTAAGAGTCAACTTAACTAGATATGTAGGTCTTTTATCACCCTCAACTTTGTTCCTGTTCTTATATATGCGTAGCTTATGTTCCTCGCCTTTCACACGAAAGAACACGCTTACATCTATTGCGCTATCAGGGTTCTCGTTGTTGGGAAATATCCTAAGACTATCAGGGTATTCGTTTTCCATATTTTTCTCCATTAATTAAACAGGTCGAGTAAGGAGGACATTAGTTTTGTGATAGTTGTAACCCCCTTACTCTATCCATTTCTAACCCAAAGAGGACTAGCCTTTGCATGAATAGGGTGGCTGAAAGCACTCGAACACACCCTTTAGGTTATACTTCATCTTGGTCTATGATTTCTCTAATCTTTTTCAACTCGGCAACTGCCTCATCAAACTTTTTCTTATCTTGCCTTTGCAACTCAGCAGTCTTTGAGGCACTAGCTAACCAAAGTTTTTCTACTTCAATCACAGTATCTTTACCTCTAGCCTCCTCAAGCAAGCCATCAATAAATGCATGTAAATCTTCTGTGTTGTCAGGTTTCTTTTGTTTCTTAGGTGCTTGCGCTTTTACTTCCGGCTCAGCACCTACATGGTCGGTGTCTGCTATCTGTCCATCATCGTCCACATCTGTAGCTATGTTCAGCATAGAACTCAGCGCATACCGGCGCATGTAAGTCAGCGCAGAACCTAGAGCCTGTGCGCCATCACGTTGTTGTCTCAAAGGCAACTCACTTTCTATCCACTCGCCACTACTATGCAGTAGTCTTGTAACTAAGGTGTTACCTTTGTTACTAACTATTGGTATCTGCACAACAGATAAACCATACTTGCTAGTTATAGGTGATATAACTTTTAGTATGTCAGCTAAATCAGCGTAACTATATTTGTAGCTTTTGCCATCATGTGTACGCACCTCGACTGTTTTTGTCTTAGGTATGGTAGGGAACTCGGACTGCGCTTGCGCTAGAGCCTCACCTAGTTGTCCTAAAGTTTCACTTGTACGACTTTCAGTTATTACACTTGTCGTTTCATTACTAATTTCCATTCAATTCTCCTTGATATTGGTCACAAAAAGCAGACACTTCACAAAACTTTTCGCAACGAATCGCTTCGCCCACACGATGTTCTATGACGTAATCCTCATGTTCCTCAACAAAATCCTCGGCATCGTTTAGGTTGGTAAAAAGTTTAAACGCTCTCTTACCCCCAGTCTTAACCACCGCAAACTTGTCAGGTCTTTTCCATCGTTCCTCGTCTGTACAATCAGGCAAGGTTATGGCAGATAACTGATGTGCCTCCACTCTTTCACGCACAAATTCTTCTTGTTCTGCAAATGTCCATAGGTCTATGTCAGTTACAGTAACTTCGCTTTGTGGATAATCAGGATTTCTTTCAGCCTCAAATGACGAATGGTCACGAATAATGTTAACAATCTGTAGTTGGGATACTTCCCTTCCATTCTTGCGAGCAAGCCATGCGTATATGTTGAGTTGCTCAACATCACTTCTGCGACCATTCATCACAGCATAAGCCTTACGAGTTTTCCAATCCATAATTGTTATGCCTTGAGGGTCTAATCTTTGTACATCTATCTGACCGGAGACTGTCCATCCACAACTCTGAGCAAAGTATCTTTGCTCTAAGATATAACCATCTAGTGTTCCTAGTTCTAGGATGTGATGCACCGCCCTTCCAAACAGAGACCACACTTGCTTGGAAACATCGACAACAATTTGTTCGTCATGCTGATAGGCTAGGTGTGCTTGTCTAGGTGGCTTGAGTAGTCCTGTTGCGGATATGTCAGCCTTGCCACGTGAATACGTATCTCGGACAACTGCTTTCGCAAAAACATCCGGAAGATTATTCACGTTACTGTACTTCATATTACACTCTCCCCATCCATTAAATACTAGAGAGCGTAAGTTGTCAAACTTTTTCGCAAATGAGTGTAAATAAAAGGGGAAAGTGCTATCGCTTTGTGGTGCTTTCCCCTTCCATCGGAGTCATAAACATGAATAAAATTTATGAGCGTATAAATTTTTTTAAAAAAAAACTTGCACGCAAAATACATTCTATAGTATTTTGTAAATAGAACAAGCGGAGGGGTAAGACCATAGCGTTTGTTCACATGATGGTTACTATGGGATGTGTACGTAGCCAAATGCGAGACCGAAAGTGTGAACGCAGTACACCTCAAAGCAAAAGATTTGAGTAAGTAGCACACGAATCAGGCACTATTTGCAGTAGTCTGATGCCATTAGCGATGTCTGATGAGATTAGCATGGTGTAATGTCTACTTCTTGTTTAAACACAGGGATGTTAGACCTATGCCATAACTCAATCTTCAAAGAATAGCATGGTAGTAAGTCCTAATAAATTGGAGAAAAATATGGATAAAGAATATGCCTTTGAAGGTGTTGTCATAAGGCTGAGTCAAGCCGACTATGACAAATGGCTTAAGACCTTCACAAATATACCTAACCTAGATGCAGTCCTGATGTCACGTGATGTTTGGCTATCAGAAGAGGCTGACGATAAGCAAAGAAAGAAATGGTATATGTCCACAGTTAATTATCTTGTTAATGTGGATGCAAGATTCAAAGATAAAAACAAAAAAGACGAGCAAGGTAGAAGGCTTGGTGAAGATGGCAAACATATATTCAAGAGGATGCCATGAACGAAGTTAAACTAACCAAGACCTTAGACCAACAACTCAACGATAAAGGAATACATCTTAGGCACTATGACATAGGGCAACAGAAAACTACATGCCCTGAGTGTTCGCATGAACGCAAGAACAAGCGTGACTTGTGCCTATCTATAAACATAAACGAACAAGGCGCACGATGGCGATGCCATCATTGCTTGTGGGAAGGCAACGCATGGCGAGAGTCATTAAAGAAACCACCACAGATAAGAAAGGTTGCGCCTAAGAAACCATCCATAATACCCAACACAAAAAGTGTGCGAGGTACGTGGGCGGAACAGTTCTTGAACGAGCGTGGCATAGCTACAGACTTCGCAGATAGACATGGAGTAGGTGTAGTCTCACACTTTGTTAACAACAAACGTCAAGACTGCATTGCCTTTGTGTACAAGAACGAGGAGGGTGTGCCTGTCAATATTAAGTTTCGCACGCCCGATAAACACTACGCCCAACTTCCGGACTGCGAGCGCATCCCTTACCTCATAGACAGTTTAAACAAAGAGGAAGATACAATCCTCATCTGCGAGGGCGAGATGGATGCACTCACTTGGAAGTTAATAACAGAGAACGTACTGTCTATACCTGATGGTGCAAGCGATAGAAAGATGGATTGGTTAAGCACGTTTGACTTCAACAAGTACAAGAGAATATATCTTGCACTTGATAACGATGATGCCGGTATCCAATGTCGTGAAGAGTTGGCAAGAAGAATAGGTAGGGAAAGATGTTTCATAATCACGTATCCGGATGATTGCAAAGATGGCAATGAGATACTGTGTAAACATGACAGGACAGTTCTGAAACAAAGCTTTCATACTGCTGAGCCTTATCCAATCAAGTCTTTGTATACCGCAAATGGATTTATGGAGGAAGGTTTGCAGTTGTACAGGGGGGGTTTGCGCAAAGGATTATCTACAGGGATAGAAACCTTAGACGATATATTTTTAGTGAGACCGACAGAGGTGACTATCTGTAGTGGTGTTCCTAACTGTGGGAAGTCAGAGTTCATAGATGCCATAGCAGTAAACATGTCACGTATGCATGACTACAAGTGGGCGATATGTAGCTTTGAAAACCCTGTAAGCGAACACCTTAATAAGCTTGCAGAGAAGTATGTCGGTAAGCCTACGAGAGAGGGTGCTACTCCTAAGATGGATGAGGAGGAGTTGTTAGATGCATACGATTGGTTGGCACAACACTTCTTCTTCATCAGGTCGGAGGACGAATCACCTACGATAGATTGGTGCTTGGAGGCAAGCATAAGTGCAGTATTGAGGTATGGTGTAAACGCAGTAATCTTCGACCCCTACAACGAGTTCGACCATCAAAGACCACAAGGCATGACTGAGACAGAGTACGTCAGTCAGATGATGTCCAAGATTAAAAGATTTGCGTTGACGTATGGTGTACACGTGTTCTTCGTTGCGCATCCGGCAAAGATGCGTAGGTCTGCTGATGGTGAGTTCCCTCTAGTAGAACCCTATGACATAGCCGGTAGTGCTAACTTTGCAAACAAGGCAGATGTAATATTGATAGTTGAAAGAGACTTCACTCAGGGCAGTAGGGATGTGCGCATCCACACAAAGAAGATGCGGTTTAAGCAGTCCGGTAGTCTAGGACAGGTAGACTTGGAGTACGACCCTATTAGTGGTCGATACTCCAAAGCCTTTGGTTATCCAACTATTTAGACTTTTTCTTAGGTGCTTTACCACCCTTCCAAGCCTCGTTAACATCAGGTGTGGAAGGGTCGTCCGCTACGAACTTACCTGTCTTTGTCCTCGCCCTAGTAGGTGTTAACTCTTCGGTCACGCTACCGCTATAGATAGCTTTACCTTCTTGCTCTGCGGTATCTTCATCAGCTACTTTACCAACTGCTACGTTACGTGAGGCAGTTGCACCCGTAGTGAATCGTTTAAACCACGTTCTTATTTTACTTAACATTGATTTTCCTCCATTCGTCTATTGTTAATGATAAGTTAGTTTTCTCTACGATAGCATCTAACTCAGCATCTTCTTGCTCTCTCCACATACGAATCAGTTTGTACACATACTGCCTTGATACACCTACATGCTTGGCAATTTGATTGCCATTGATGCCATCCTCATGCAGTTCACGTATCTTTGCAGTACGTTCCGCACTCTCAGGTGGGTTAGGTGGTTGGCACAATGCATCATACTCTTCCTGTGAAAGATTAAGATTGAGTTGATATCTAATTGTTGAGACCGGTTGCAAGATTATGTTTGATATCTCTGTTAGAGAGTCACCACCCTTGCGTAAATCTATGGCTTGCTCAAGCCAATAAGGAGACTTATTTCTTCTTGGCATCATTCTCCTCTGCTTGTCGCATTGCGTTGTCTATGATGGCATCTAACTCATCATCAGTTGAGACCTCTTTGCCATTTAACTTCATTGCTTGTCTGAGTTCTTGCACTCTCTTTATCACCCCACGTGGGTCGCCTTCAAGTATGTCTTTACCTGTCACGTACCTGTCATGTGCTGATGCAAACCAACTAGGTGCAAAATCATCAAGATTGTGCTTTGCTATAAGACCAAGTAAATCTTCAAACCACAATACGTATTTGCGTACTGCGTTTAAACCTTTATCTTGTATATCAAATATCCAATGACCTTCAGCCATCGTCCTCAAGTCCTCATCGCTCTGCAACTGTCTGTATCTACCTGTCTGCACCATGTGATACATGTTAGAAGAGTCACCAAATTTCTTTAGTTCATCAGGGTTATCAACTAGGGGATTATTCGCACGCTCTCTGCCTACGATTATTACCTTCTTAGGTAGCACAACAATTTCTTTTTCTTTTCTATTGTCATATGCACATATGATGTCTGTCTTGCGTACCATGCCTTGCAATAGTATGTACTGCTTGTCTATAGCCATACGTAACGCAAACCTTTCAGCTACTTCTCTATCAGTAGTCCACGAACACCCTTGCTCATTGAAACTATGACACCCTCTGAATACTGCAAATTCATCAGGCAAGCTAAGAAAGAAAGCTTTGTCCTCAGACTCTAACGTGCCTAGACGATGTTCGCTATGTAACATGTCGTAGTTAAAACCCATGTCGTCATACTCAAACATGTCATTGATGTGAGGCATGAAGTCCGATGGATTTTCAACTGAGTTCCAATACTGATGGAACATAGTCCAAAAGTTTACAGGTTCTACCTCTGTATACAGAGCATGTAGTGCCTCAATCCTGTAAGGCTTGTCCACATACAACATCAACTCTGATATGTCCGCTAATTGTTCTTTTATTTTTTGTTTATTCA